TCGCATACTGAGCCAGTTAATTGCACGTTAGACTCAAAGAGTCTGTGCCTACGTACCTTTAGATTAAATGATGAGCCACAAAATTGTACCGGGTTAATCAATGGAGCACCTGGAACGTTCTCAATCACATAAGGTTTGCCACTAGCAATCAACGCCTCTCGTGTCTGAGGTATTAGATCTATCTTATCCGTGCCCTTGCCCTGAGCATTACGCAAATGCTGAGTGCGTGAGTGTGTCTGACAAGGTGGGCTAGCTGCAATCACATCGAAGGTACGCAAGTAATCCAAGTCTTGTAGTATCTCCAAGCAATCTGCCTGTATAAACTCATACGGATAACGCTTCTGTTTCTTGATGTCAATACCTACTACCTCAAAGCCAGCGTCAGCGTAGCCTTTGCTCGCTCCCCCTGCCTTGCAGTAAAGGTCAAGCAGTTTCATCAGTACCAGCCTCGTCTGTCACTATGGCTGAGAGCGCGACACGCACTCCCTCCATAGCGATGACCAATGTATCGTATGCCGTGAAGGATTTGTAGTTCAGGTTCTCTACTGCGTTCTCTAAGGAGTTGAGCAATTCCAAAAGCTGTTGATCGCTTGTTGTCTGCGAGGTGGTCAAGCCTGCTCTCACGGGTCCATAAGGTGATAAGGCATTTGACTTGTTGGCTGTTGTAACCGAGTGCTCTTGAGTAACTAATGATAAGTGACTTGTTCTCACGCTTTTCCTCCATTGTTGCGTGTCTTGCGTGAACGTTTAGGTCGCTTGGTAGTTTTACTTTTACTACGTGTTGGTCGGGAGCGAACACCCATAGTAACGCTAACACGAGTGTTACCAGCAACCCAGCTTTTACCCTCTGTACTGTCATTCTCTTTCTCCTCCGCTAGCAAATCTCTATACACGTTCGGATAGAGGTGAGACAGGCGCACTAGCGCCCTATCTCTTGCTCGTCTGTAGTTTCGATAATGAATTGCTTGCTTACCGCTGACCTCTTTACTCTCCATTGATCTTGTCCTCCCACACAATAAGCACATAGACTAGCACTATTACCACGCCCAACCCTAACCAGTAGCTCATAGCCCTACCTCCCTTGCCTGTTGGATAATCTCTGTTATGTCTATCGTTTGCCCTACCAAATGAGCGTCCTCCTCATCACTATCCCACGCACTTACCAGTAGGCGTGAGCCAAAAGGTGCTAGGTATAGCCATTGAATAGCTGACTTGGCCTCTCCCCCACCCCAGCGGATAACGTTATCAGGCTCGACCACTTCATAGAATAGGATTAGGTCACTCTTTGGTGGGTGCATACTGTCTCCCATAAACTTTATACCGCTATCTAGTAAGCGTAATACTCTACCGTCACTCACTCTCGTCCTCCTCCAAATTAAAGATACGCGATAGCGCACTGTTGGCACGCTGTAGGTTCTTGATAGCTCGTGCTATCTCCTGTTGCTGTATGTCTATCTCTGCTTGATTGAGGCATAGGTCTACCTTAGCCTCTAGGTATTCTCTATTCATTATGCAACCTCCTCCACTACTACATCGTCATAACCTAAGTCTTTCCATACCTTAACAATTTTAAGAGCTTGTGAGTGTGATAATAGATTACTACTCATTTCGCTACCGCCTACCCATACTGTCCACTTACTCATCGCTCTCTCCCTCACTTGCTCCTAATAGACCAGGACATTCCTCGTCCACGTGCCAGTCGTATTTCTCCGGGTGAAAGTACTCATTACACCCACTACAGCGCCAGTAACTAGGCTCCTCCGATATCGGATCATTAAGTCTAGGCTCGCTCACTTACTCGGCCTCTCTCTCGTGCAGGTAGCCTCCCATAGTGGAGTGAAGGCCAGTGTGGATCACAATATCCCCAGCGCTATCTTCAGTAAGCCTAGCTCCTGGCATATTCTCCTCCACCCACTCCTTCAATTCTTGAATCGTATCTACTCCGCTTAGGTTCATTACGCGACCGCTTCCACTATTAGGCCAGCTAGCGCGTAAGCCTTCACGATAGCCTTGGCCCTAGCCTCGGTAAGTTCACACTCACCTATTACTTCTCCGCTATCTACTAGGCGTAGGATAGTAGGAGCCTTCACTCTCGCGCTCACGCGCTCACCTTCTCTCGTGCTTGGTTAGCCTGGAGTAATTGATCTATAAGCTCACGTACTGAATAGATAGCACTATCGTGAGCCTTCACCATTGAATCGCCATTGAATCGGAGCGCTTCCACCTTGCCAGCTAATTGATTAAGATCAGTGTACATAGTGTGCTTCTCGAAGTAGAAGCCTGATGTACCACTGGCCTCCACAATACACTCGCTAATTACACTCCAGTAAGACTTCTTCACCTTATCGTGGTATGTGCGTACCTTCACTCGGTAATTGTTATCTAATGTCCAGCTATCTACACACTTACGTGAAGTGTGGTTAAGGAATCTCTCGTGCTTGATATTCATAGTTCAACCCTTATTCTCCTAGTTATGAAGTAGTGATCTACTTCCTATCCTCCTCCGCTGTTAGCTAGCGAAGGAGCATAGGCTGTGTATCACTGAAGTACTATACCTTACTCCGTAGGTAATTGTTTCAGTATCCAGGCCAGCGTGTCTATCCTTCCTTGGTAATAGTTATACGAGTTATCCTGGCCCACACTCTCGCGTAAGCGCTCGAAGATATACTCGGCCTCCTTCTCGATGATCTCTCTCACTTCCTTGCCTCCTCTCTCCTTCTCGCGTATCGTGGCCCACGCTTAACGCGCTCCAGCTCACTATTGAAACAGCCTCGCGTGGCACAATAGTCTCCCCAGAAACTTAGGCCAGGAGTCATCACTCCTTCACAATATGCACACTTCTCCTTCACTTGATCTTCCTCTCTCTCGCGTACTCGTAAGCCTTCTCGGCCCTATCTAGGAAATATTCTGCACTCGTGGAGTCTTGCTTATTTACCATAAGCATATACTTGCCAAGATTCTCGGCCACTCCTCGATCATAGGCCGGTCCGTATCGCGTAACACTGGCCAGCGCCAGTATTCTCTCGCTATCTTTCTCCCCTTCTCGTGTAGGTAAGGTACAGCTATCCAAGTGCATTAAGGGTATCGTTACCACTTGCTAACCTCCTCCGCATAACACTCCGCCATTGATCCCCAGCAATACCCCTGGCCCGGTACGTACCATAGATTCCCCATTACGTACCAAGCTCCGGCGAGTAGGAGCGCTCCGATGAGCGCCACTACTATCCAGCCTCGCCGCGTTAAGTATCTCCACACTTAGCGGCCTCCCCACATACGAGTCAACTCCTGGGCCGTAATCGGCCTCCAAGCCTCCGGAGTCTTCTTATAACACTCCAGACATATATCTCCAGGGAATAGCGCGTACTTATCCGTTACAGCTTGGCAAGTAGTGCAAGACACAGCGCTCACTTAGCCTCCTCCTGTAATGCGTAGGCCTCTCGCTGGGCCTTCCAGCTAATAGCGGAGAAGGTAGTGTATATGCCAGTCAATGTCTGCCAAGCCTCGGAGCGTGTATATCCTAAGTAACCAAGTGTTAAGTGTAGTGGATCATAGTGAGCGCTCATATACTTACTTCCTCCAGTGGCGAAGATTCTCCAGGCGTTACCATAGGTAGGTGATCCGTACTGAAGAATTAAGTGTGGCGTACGCATTGACTCGTAGACTTCTTCTCCTAATACTTCTCCTTCTAATAGGCCAGCTTCGCGCATATATTCTTCAATGGCCTTCACTCGTGTTTCTAATTGTGCGTTACTTATCTTCACTTATAACTCCTTAACTAATACAGCTCCGGAGTGAGCTGTTATGCGTAAAGTACTATGCCGTACAGCGTAAAGCAACTCCTAGCGCTGTTTATTTGGTAACAATTAGGTAACGATTCTCCAGGCCTAGCGGCGGCGAGTATCGCTCCAAGGATCGAAGGCCTGGCCAGCTGTACACCAAGCGGCCCAGGCTCCTAAGTCTTGCCTATGCTGTAACGCATAGGTGAATAGATAGGTTACTACAGCGGCCCGACTCCAGGAGTCTAGGTGATCTAATAGCGGATATTCTTCTCTCATAGTTTCTCCTCCTTCCTGTAACTACTACTCCTACTTGCTGTTAATTGTGTTAACTCCTGGCCGGTACTTGGTTACTTAATAGCTGGGAGCTTGGAGGAATATGCCGCCGGGAATCTAGTCAGCCCCTGCTTTCTTTCTAGAAAGTTATCCACAGGCTGTATCCACAGGACAGGGCAAGGCTGTGGATAACCGCCAGCCAGCCAGCGACGGACACCCCCCGTTGCTGTTTTTGACGGGCGTGGTCCGTATACTCCCCAACAAAAAATATTTGCTAAAGTGAAGCCGAATATGGCTCTGACCTGCGGTTATAGTAGTGTGATGTAGTTCACATTGTAAAAGCGAGAAATCCAGTTCATTTCCTGCCTTATATATAGTAGGGGAGTAAAACGGGGAGAGTATGTTTTACGACCCTTGGTTGGCCTCTAGCGAGGCCCCTAGGCCGAGTACTGACTTACCCCTCAGTTCGCTGTGGCTCCCTCGGGCGTTAAGCCCGAACTGCCCAGTATTTTTAGTGGGAATAGCTCTATCTCTAATAGGAAGATCATACTCAACCTAGTATAAGAAATGAGCATTCCGGCCGATGATACGTAACTATACCGAAGAAGAGTTATACCTCCAGACTACCTCCAGTAGAAAATTCTGGAAGCAGTACAAGGCAGAGCGAGAACCCCGTCGCTTAGAAATGCGCCGCAAAATTGCGGCGGCAATTCTAGTAGAAGAGATGAGACGGGCAAACAATGGCAGATAACTCAGCAGACATAGCCAAGAGAATTATCCTTGGCTGTGTAGCAGAGGGTATGACCATTGAGGCATCTTGTGCCTCGGCCGGCAAATCCATTAAGACCTACGAGTACTACCGTAGAACAGACAAGATCTTTACTGACAAAGTTGACCGAACCCGCCTTGGCCTCAAGGACAAGTCCTTTGCAGCCTCCGATGTCCACGACCTTAACTTTGCAGAGTTTCGCCAGAAGTACCTACACTCCCGCACCTTTCCACACCAGCAGAACCTGATAGATGTAATCGAGGGCAGGGAACCTGGTTGGCTCCATCCTTCTATGAAGTATGAAAAGGGTCTGGCTAATAACCGTATCCTTTTGAACATCCCGCCCAACCACGCCAAGTCTATGACTGTGACCATTGATTACGTCACTTGGCAGGTTTGTCAGAATCCTAACTTTAGAGTACTCATCGTATCTCAGACCCAGCAGTTAGCTGCAGACTTTCTCTACGCCATCAAGCAACGCCTGACTCATCCAAATTATGAAGCACTCCAACAGGCTTACGCTGCTGGCGTAGGGTTTAACTCTAAGTCTGCATCCTGGCAGGCAACCCGTGTCACCTTTGGTGATGAGCTACGTGAGTCATCTGAAAAGGACCCAAACATTGAAGCCGTTGGTATCGGTGGTCAAATCTACGGTAAGCGTGCAGATATGATTATTGTAGACGACGCTGTTACCTTGAAGAACGCTAACGAGTTTGAAAAGCAGATCCGCTGGTTAACCCAGGATGTGCGCTCTCGTTTGAACCCTACTGGTAAATTGATTATCGTGGGTACCCGCGTTACCGCAGTTGACTTATACCGCGAGCTACGCAACGAAGACCGCTACCCTGGTGGCTTGGTCCCTTGGACCTACCTTGCTATGCCAGCGCTTTTGACTACAGATGAGGACCCTGAGAAATGGGAAACCTTGTGGCCTGCAAGTGATGCTCCATTTGATGGACAGACAGAATCAGATTTAGATGAAGACGGCCTCTATCCTAGATGGAATGGTCGTAACCTTTACAATGAACGTCAAGCAATGGACGCATCTACTTGGGCGCTGGTTTACCAGCAGCAAGATATCTCAGATGATGCAATCTACGATCCAGTATGTGTAAGAGGTTCTATTGATGGTATGCGTAAGTCAGGTCGTTTGGTTCCTGGTCACCCAGGCCATCCGCGTGATGTCAATGGCTTTTCTTTTATTTGTGGTCTTGATCCCGCTATGGTTGGTGATACAGCCGCCATTTGTTACGCTGTTGATCGCGCTACACATAAACGCTATATCGTTGATGCTATTAAGATTACTAGGCCAACGCCTGCTGCGATCCGTCAGTTAATCTTTGACTGGACTTCCCTGTACTCACCGAGTGAGTGGATAGTAGAGAAGAATGCTTTTCAATCATTCCTTACGCAAGATGAGGGCATCCGCGCAAACCTTGCCTCCAGGGGTGTGCTACTGCGAGAGCACCATACTGGAAACAACAAGTGGGACTCCGGCTTCGGTGTTGCTTCTATGTCCACCTTGTTCGGCACAAAACAATTTGACGGCAAGCACCACCGCGACAACCTTATTCACTTACCTAGTGATCAGACTGAAAACATCAAGGCGCTCATCGAGCAATTGATTACCTGGTCACCTACTACTAAAGGTAAAACAGATATGGTGATGGCGCTGTGGTTCTGTGAGATCAGAGCACGCGAGATGCTAAGCCAAGGTATACACGCTACACATCATATGAAGAATCCTTTCCTATCTCGTAGTGAGATGGGCAAACGAACAGTTATCAACATAGATGAACTGCTCGCAGAAAAAGAACGCACATTCATCTAACAAGGAGATAACAATGCCAAATGGAATGGATCCAAAGGCTTACGCTGCAAGAGTTACTAGCGCTAAGAAAAAAGTAATGCAAATAGATCCTGCAACAAAGGCAAAGATTAGTGAAATGTATCCAAAGGTTACAAAAGAAACAATCGCTAATAAAGCATTAAGTCCAAAGAAAACAAAAGACCAGGTTATTTCAGATCGTAAGAAAAAAATGAATTCTGAAATGAAAACATTTCAAAAGGTAAAGATTACTGGTACTGCTTCTACTAAGCCACGTGTGTCTGCTTCAATGAGCAAGTCTCAACCAAAGACTACTGCTAAGACAACACCAAAGCCAAAGCCACTTACAGGTCCTGCAGCAATTAAAGCAATTCAAGATCGTACGTCACCTGCTGGAGTAAAGAAGGCAGAGATGGATGCAAAGAAAGCCATTGCTAAGAAGTACCCAGGATTAACTAAAAAGTCTAAGTAAGGAAACCATTATGGCAGCGAAAAAGAATACTCCTAAAGGCGTAGGCCGTGGAGATATTATTAACTACGGATGGAACGAAGCCGATAAAGTTTTGAACAAAGTTCGTAAAGAAGTTGCTAAGACTATTGTTGCTGGAGCAGTTGGCGGTATTGGTGCCAAAGTTGCATCAGAAGTTAGAGGCGTACTTGCTGCAAAAAAGGTTGCTGAGAAAGCACCTTATGTAAAGACAACACGTGGCACACAAGCAAAGAATGCAGACATTACACTAAAGGCACCTGGTTCTAAGAAGTCAGGATCTCCAAAGCCTGGAACAAAAGCAACCATTAAAAAAGTTGTTGAACCAAAGAAAGGCGCAGCTATGGCTGGCGCTAAGGCAGCAAAGAAAACTGCAAACAGAACTCGTACCGGTGGGCTTGCAGCTTATGGAGTTGGCAAGACAATAGAAACAGCATACAAGGTCGGCAAAGACCAAGGCAAAAAAGAAGCCAAGAAAAAGAAGTAAGGACCACACATTGTTATCAGTCAAAGAAGTAGACGCTAAGCTCGCACGCTTACGTACTCGCTCATCAGCGCGAGATCAACGTATGCGCGATGTGCTCTCGGTGCGTCAGGGAGATATCTCTAAGGTATACCCTTCAATGTTTTCAGAGGATTATCCAAAGCCTCTGGTTGCAAACTTCATTGACGTCGCAGCACGTGACCTAGCAGAAGCAATGGCACCACTGCCATCCTTTAACTGTTCAGCAACCAATATGGTTTCAGACTCAGCACGCAAAGCTGCAGATACTAGAACTCGTATTGCAAACTTTTATGTAACAAACTCTGACCTACAACTGCAGATGTACACAGCAGCAGATTGGTATAACACCTACGGTCTTGGTATCGGTATGGTTGAGATGGACTTTGAGGACAACAACCCTCGTATCCGTATGCTCAATCCATTTGGTACCTATCCAGAGTTAGATCGTTATGGTCGCGTATTATCTGTAACTCAGGTAATTGTTACCGATGCAGAGACACTGGCAGCACAGTACCCAGAGTTCTACGATTTGATTCTAGGTAAGAACCAGTACGCTCTTTCTTCTCCTTATATCTCAATGGTCAAGTACCACGACAAAGACCAAGACTTACTCTACTTACCAGAGCGTAAGAACCTAGTTCTAGCACGTACACCTAACATCTTGAATAAGCCTATGGCATCTGTCGTAATGCGCTCATCTCTAGATGGTGAAGCACGTGGACAGTTTGATGATGTTCTATCAGTTCAACTTGCTCGTGCTCGTTTTGCAGTATTGCAGATCCAAGCAGCAGAAAAATCTATCCAAGCACCTATTGCTATTCCACAAGATGTGCAAGAGTTGGCACTTGGTCCAGATTCAATTATGCGTTCTGCTAACCCACAAGGTATTCGTCGTGTTCCACTAGAACTACCACCTGGAATCTTTACAGAGTCTGGCGTACTAGAGCGTGAACTTCGTCTAGGATCTCGTTACCCTGAATCTCGTTCAGGTAACATTGACGCATCAGTTGTTACTGGTCGCGGTGTGCAAGCGCTACAAGCAGGCTTTGATACACAGATCAAGTCAGCACAAGCACAGTTTGCTCGTATGTTCCAAGAACTTCTTTCAGTTTGCTTTGAAGCAGATGAGAAAGTATTTGGTGGTATTCCAAAGACCATCAAGGGAACAGATGACGGAACACCTTACGTTCTTAAGTACACACCATCTCGTGATATCAAGGGTGAGTACGGCGTAGATGTACGTTACGGAATTATGTCTGGTATGGATCCAAACCGTGCCATCATTGCTTTACTACAAATGCGTTCAGACAAGCTCGTATCTCGTGACTATGTACGTCGTGAGATTCCAATGGACTTGAATGTAACTCAGGAGGAACAACGTGTTGATATTGAAGAGATGCGCGATTCTTTGCGTGTTGCTGTTGCACAGTATGCTCAGGCGATTCCTGCCCTCGCAGCGCAAGGTCAAGACCCTAGTGAGATTATCGCCCGCATTGCAACTGTTATCCAAGGTCGGCAAAAGGGCCAATCGCTAGAATCAGTTATCGAAAAAGCATTTACACCAGAACCACCACCTCCAGCCCCAGAGATGCCACCTATGGCACCAGGTATGGAACAACAACTTCCAGCGGCAGGTGCGGCCCCCGCCCCAGCCTCAGCGCAACCTCCACAAGAACAAGGTGGTATGGCCCCTGCTGCTGGTCAAAAACCCGATATAGCCCAACTACTAGCTGGTATCACCGGCGCAGCATAATAAGAGGAGGTGTAAATATGAACAAAGGATCTCGCGCAGCAGCGCCAGTTTCAAAGCCAGTTGAAGGCAAGAAAGATACCTCTAAGCCAGCAGGTGGCAAGGTATTCTTCGGAATGACTCCAGCAGGAAAGCGCGGAAGCGCACCAAAAAAGGGATAATAGTTTTTAATGGAAGGTGTACTGGACGATGAAAGATGACAATTACGTTCCTCGTCCAGTGCGCTTTCTTGATTTTCTTGTTGTAGGAGTAGGCTTTCTACACAACATAGCATCATCTGTTGAAACACTAACAGGTGAACTAATGGAATTAGCAATTTACCATTCAAATCATATTACCCAAACCAATAAGGCTTGGGAAGATATGGCAAACGATTTAGAAAAATTAGAGGAGGACAAACAGTGAGTATGATGAATCCACTGGCTGGACCAGCAGGCCCAGGTAAGTACTCCACACGTACCGATAATTTGCAAATGGGTTCCACAGCATACGGTGAAGGCGTTGAGACGCAGGCTATTAAGTCAGGTGCTCCGCTTTCTAAGACTCCAGATACACGTCCTGCTCGTGCAGGCGATGTACGTGATGCAGCAGCACAGGGACCAATAACAGAATTATATGCACCAACACAACGCCCAAATGAACCAGTTACTTCAGGTATCAATATAGGTCCAGGACCAGGTTCTAATGCGTTAATGATGCAGGGAGCTACTACAAAGACTTCTGACATATTAGCCAAAATGTTGCCGTATGACACAGATGGATCAATTGCCATTTTGTATCAACAGGCATTAGCGCGAGGTGAATAATTGGCCGATCTTAACGCCGCTGCCTCTGCTGCAGGTTTAACTGCCGCAGAAAAGAAAGCGATGCAAGATCTATCTAAAACTCTTGCTACACATCGTGAACTTTCCAACTTACCAGCCAACATTGCACAGCAGGCTTACGCCTCTAAGACTCCTGCACAACAGGCAGCTCTTCTTAAAGTTGCAGGCAATGAAGATCCAGCAAAGAAAGCCAACCGTGGTTGGCTAGGAACTGCTTGGCACTACACACTTGGTGGTGCATTTGCCTTGGCACAAGAAGCATCAGACCTTGCTACTCGCGTAGCACGTACTGGTCTTATTGCAATAGATCAAGGCGTATCACCATTTGGTGCAGGTAATGCTTGGGATATAGCAAGCGACAAAGGTGACAATGTATTTAGTCCCAACCGCATTGATACTGCAAAGCGTCAATACGGTGCAGATCGTATCTCTGTTGCTATGCGTGTTTCTAAGGGAGACAAACTTAGCGACATCCTTGCTACCGGTACCGATGCTGAAAAGGCAATCGCTGCTGCAGTTCAGCAGAACAAAGATACTCTTTGGAATGATGCACTAGATACAGTCAGTGCTGCCAAGTATTCTCCAGGACGTGCTGTTGCTAATGCTATTGATGCACTTACACCTGGTGATTTAGTTAAAAATGGTTTTATGTACAAGACCATCTCAGGTGCAGTAGATGCTGCTTATAGAGTTTATGCAGATCCATTACTTGGTCTTGGTAAGGCTAAGAAGATGGTTGATATTTCACGCTACTCATTATCTGTAGTAGTAGGTTCATTAGCAAAGGGAACTGGCAAGGTTGATGAAATCTTTGCACGCCCACAGGTAGTAAACTTTTGGGATACTTACGGAGCGCAACTTACTAAGTATCGTGAAGCAACTACAACTGCTGAAAGAGTTGCAGCTAAAAAACAACTAGCAATTACAGCACCAGAGTTTGGTGATGCTGTTATTAAATCTTTTGTTAACATTGAGACACCTATTAAAGATGCCAATACTGCTAAGGCTTTCTTTATGAACGCAGATCAAGTTAAAGAAATGATGTTAGGTCAAATTGGTCGCAAGCGTGTGATGATTCCACGCCTAGATCCACTACGTCAAGCTCGTATCAAAACACTTACTACAGCTAATAAAACATTTAACATTGACTTTATGGGTTCTAAGTTTGTAGACAACCTATTCTTTGGTGGCGCAGCAACAGATGATGGCATCCGAGAGACTGTAACAAATAACCGCGAGGCTATTGTTGGCAAGATCAAGCCTAATTATGAGGCTAAAGGTATGGCTCGTTTTTCAACAGAGCAGATTCAATACCGTATTGATCGCTTCAAGGCTAAGTTTGAACTTGTACCAATCTTTGATAACAACCAACTAGATGTTACTGCAGCCGATGCTGCTAAAAAAGTTTATCAGTATGCACGATTAGTTCTTCCACGTAATGATGCAAAGTTAATGGCACAAGCATTTGATGATGCTGAAGTAGGACTCAAGAAGGAAATCTTCTACGGACTACAATCAACCATTGCAGACATCCGTGGTCTTAATGTAACTAAAGAAGGTCAACCAATTGCCCGTGCATTACAGGGTAAGGCAGAACCTCAGTTTGCATTAACTGAAATTAGAAATGGTGTTGAATACAACCCAGCTATGTTGCCAGGAACAAATGAGCAAGTTGCTCTTATTCTTTCAGACACATCTGATTTCGTAACTACCCTGAGTGTTCGTGATATTGACCGTGCATCTGCACGATCTGGTTTAGTTCAGAACCTACTAGGCGTGGCACATTCTGGTTGGGTAGATAAGATGACTAGTGCTTGGTCATTTGCTACTCTTGCCGGTCCACGTTATGCAATCCGTAACGCATCTGAAGATTTAATGGTCCACCTTGCTATTGGTGAGTCACCATTTGGTTTAGTTAAAGGTCGTATGCTTTCCACACGCTTGCGTACAGCGCAACAAATGGAAAAGGGATTAACTAAGTTTGAACAAAAAGCAGCAAACCCACTAGGTGGAGCATTGCGCTTTATTAACAAAAAAGAATCAAAGGCCTATGGTGCTGCTATTCAAGCAGCAGATGGTGACATTGCCCAGATACGTGAGATTATGGCTAATGCACTCAATGAAGGCAAGATGTCTCGGTTCTATGAAAAGACTGGACTAGGTAAATTTACTAAAGCAGACCGTGAAGCACTTGCAATGCAGATTAAGCACGGCGATTTAGACAACGCATTGATGGATGTTGTTGAAGGTGGCAAGAACTCCTTTACAGGAATTGACGCTTTTACTCGCACACTAAATTACCAACGCAGAAGTAAAGTACGCACAGAAGAACTTGGATATAACCTTCCAAAGAATATGAGTCGTGCTAAGGGTTCACGTGGTATGACTCGTATGTCTCCACTTGCTAGTACAGAATCTGAAGTAGCTTGGGCTATGCGTATTGGGTATTACTCCAATGATAGATTAGGCGGTATTGCAGTTGCCAATCTTGATAATGAAGAAATAGCAGTTGGCAAACTGTTTGATTGGCTAATGGACCCAGACAACAAAAAATTAGTTAAGTCTTTTCGTTTAGAAGAACGTAGAGTAAGCGAGCAAGAGCACGCACAGCGCATCTATGATGCAGCAAAACAACTCTTTGTTAAGAACGATGGAACAACTATCAATCTTAATTTACTAGATAAGGTTCGCAAGTACGATCCAGAGACTGGTTCATACAAGATATCAGGTCAGATTTCATTAGATGACTTGCCAACATCTGTAGAAGACGCACCTCAATTTATTCTTGGACCACAGCTAGTGGCTGTATCTGATACAGGTAACTACACAACATCTTTGATGGAGTGGGGTTGGGACTGGCTAGGTAACGCTAATGCTCGTTTCTCACGTGAGCCTATGGTTCTACAAGAGATGATTAAGATTCGTAAAGAGTTTGAGAAGACTGGCTTTACAGATGCTTTCATTGCCGCTCACAAGCGTGGCATTACAGATGAAAAGGCACTTATCAAAGCAGAGGCAAGTGCTCAAAAGGAACTAGCAACTCTTATCGAAGAGCGTGCAGCATTGCAAACTCTTGCATATGTTGATAATCCTTTGGTACAAAGCCAACTTGCATTCTCTGGTCGCAACTTTGCACGCTTCTATCGTGCTACTGAAGACTTCTATCGCCGTGTTTACCGTGTTGTGCGCTATAACCCAGAGTCAATTGCTCGTGCTTCTCTTACTTATGAGGGAATTACACATTCAGGTTGGATTCAACACGACGACCAAGGTGAACCATACTTCATTTACCCAGGAACAAAGTATGTTTACAAGGCAGTACAGACTGCAATGACAGCGTTAGGCGTACCTGCAGAGTTTAAGGTACCAATGCCAGTACAGTTTGGTGCTAATATCAAGATGCTTACACCATCTTTGAACCCAGACTCTGCAATTCCTACACTTGCTGGTCCACTTTCAGGTGTATCTATCAAGGTACTATCTAATCTTGTAGATATCTTTAACCCAGGTGCTGCAGATAAGATCACAACTACATTTTTAGGTAAGTATGCAGAAGACCAACCAATGGTTTCAGCGTTCTTGCCAGCACACGTTAACCGTATCTATGCAGCAATGAACCGAGATGAACGTGATGGTCAATATGCCAGCGCATCTCGCAAGGCTATGACCTATCTTGAAGCATCTGGTCACGGATTGAAACAAAAGTTTGCAGAAGATGGAACTCCAATTCCATTTACCTCTAAAGAGCTTGAAGATTACCGTATTAAGTTAAAGAACAGCACACTAGGTATCCTAGGTATGCGTGTTATCTACGGTTTCGTAGCACCTGCATCACCTGCAGTACAACTCAAGTCTGATATGGCTGACTGGGTACGCGGTAATGGTGAGGCAAACTTCAAACAAGTCTGGTATGGACTGCTTGATAAGACTGGTGACTACGATAAAGCAATGGCTGAGTGGGTTAAGTACTTCCCAGACCAAATGCCATTTACTATTTCAGAATCAGATCGTTCAACTGTTGCATACTTCCGTTATGCACAAGAATCTGGTGATTTTGTAGACAAAAACCAAGCATTGTTTAAGGAGTTCAAGCAAGGTGCAACCTTCTTGATTCCTCACAAGGCTGGTTACTCTTGGGATGCTTACAAGACTATGACTGATATGGGTCTTCGTAAGAATAAGACAGTTACTGAGTTCCTTCGTGAAGTACAAACTGCATCAGATATGCAGATTTACTACGAGAAGAAGAACCAATACGAAAAGAATCTTGAGTCTGTTGGTACAGACTTTGAGCGTTCATCACTTCGTAAAGAGTTTACAGACTGGGCCACAATCTATAAGGCTGGTCGCCCATTAGTACAAGAAGAACTATCACAGGGTAGCCAAAAGGCTATTGAGCGTATGAACGCTTACAATGATTTGACAGCAATGGTTAAATCACCAGTTGCTGAAAAGGCAAATCCTGGAACTGTTCAGGCTTTGCGTAAGATGGTTGATCTTTATGAGGCATATAAGACTTCAAGAAAAGAAATAGATCAATTTGGTGGTAGCCAATTCCTTTCTCAAATGAATAAGGATGAGACTATTATCAAGATGCGAGAACTTTCACAATACAACGAGAACACCGTGAGTGCTTACAACGTACTCTTTGGTAGATTGCTAGGAGACTAAAGTGGCAGTAAGCTCACCAGATCAAGCTCGTGCTACAGCGCAAGCAAAAGATACAGCACGCACTGCCATAGTCGGCACTGATGGAAAAACTGGGCAAACAACAACAGGAGACTTTACAGACTTCTTAAAAATTGTAGCAAAAAGTCCTACCCTTATTACTGCTTATTCAAAGATGCTTAAAGCAGGCAATTACTATAAAGGAAAGATTACCGGTAAGTACACTCCTGCTTTAATAAAAGCCTTTAATAGAGCTGAAGAAGATAGAGCACTTGTTTCATTAACTAGCCCTATCAGTCGTGATGACTTTTTCCAACAGATTAGCCTTATGGGTGAAGCTACAGGAACAGGTGCTGGTGGTCCATCAACAGTTACTAGTGTTACTAAGTATAAGCCAGAGGCTGCACAACAGATAGTTAATTCAATTATCCTAGACACTTTAGGACGCAAGGCTACTGCTGCTGAGATTAAAAAGTATACAGAAATGCTTAAGTCAATTGAAGGCAAAGCATCAACAGTAACTAACTATTCAGGTTCAGGTTCTAACCAGAAGCAGACAGTCACAACTGGCTTAAGCGAAGAACAGTACCTAATAGACAAGATTTCAGGAACAGATGAAGGCAAGGCCAACAAGGTCCTTGGTTTCTATGAGACATTTATGAATGCGTTGGGTGGTCGCTAATGGCAGTTGATGTAAAAAAGTTAATTGCAGATGCAAAGGCTGCTCAAGAAGCAGCTCGCATCGCTGCAGAAAAAGCCCAAGGAACAGCAGCAAAAGAGAACTTAGATTCTGAAACACGTGCACGTTCTAAGAATCAATTAGATTATGCTAACACTCTAAAGCCTAGACTAATAGATTATGAATCACAACTTAAATTCTGGGCTACCAAGATCGCTCGTGGAGACAAACTATCTGCAATAGAGCAAAAAGAATTTGATAGATTAGTCAAGGACTACAACTCTCTTAATAAGACAGTTGATGCTGCAATTAAAAAGTCTAATGACATTCTTGTAGAAGCACGTAAAAAACTTGGAGCAAAACCATTCGTTTCAACTAAAACTCAAACAGATGCTGGCGCTCCTACTGGAACTCCTACTGTTGCACCTTCCGCTCAACCAAAGCCTGCAGAAAAACCAAAGCCATCAACTACAGGTGGAGGTACTGGCGGAGGTACAGGTGGAAATGCAACCGGCCAGGAAGTCCCATCTGGATTTAACGTAGGAACATTCCGTAAAGCAGACGAAGCATCTATGGCTAAAGCCGGTGGTCCTACAGGACCTACTGGCATAACTGTTGCAGCAACACCTCTTGAGACTCTTCTTGCTAAGACAGATTTCTGGTATGACTTACCTGACTATATCTTTAAGATAGATGTAGATCCAAAAACTGGCGGCCCAGGCGAGATCGGTAGACTTTTACAAGAAGCAGTAGCTGGAGATTGGAAGAACGATAAGTTCTTATCAAAACTTCAGTTGACTAAATGGTGGCAAAGAAATGCTCCACAATTACGTGATCGTATTATTGGTCGTGAAAAGTATAACGATCTTCTTAAGGCTGGCGAAGATGTATCAAAGACTGAATATGGTCTATATCTTGCAAAGCAAATGCGTTCTGTCAAGGCAAAGGCTAAAGAGATTGCTGGCGTTACTCTCACCGATGAGCAAGCACAATCTGTTGCACAAAAGATCTATGATGGTTTCCTAGATGATGACCCACTAGCAATCAATGCTTTGATTACTCCATTCATTGGTAAAGTAACAAGCATTGTTGGAACAGGAACTGCTGGAAAGCAGACAGGCTTTAGTGGTCAAGCACTTCAGAATTACCAAATACTCCAAGGTATTGCTAAGGCAAATGGATTTAGTCTAAAAGACATCTTGCCAAATGTCTCTGCTGTTACTGCAGGCGGAGATATTGAGACAGCGGTATTGCGCGGTCTTGCTAATGGTGATATTGATATTAACCGTGTAGCACAAGATGCCCGTATGCTTGCAGCACAAGGTCAACCACAGTATGTACGTGACTTGCTTAATCAAGGATATGACCTACAGGCTATCTATTCACCATACCGACAAACAATGGCATCAGTGCTTGAATTAAACCCAGATGAAATTGATCTTAATGATTCAACACTTCGTATGGGTATTAGCGACAAAGGTGATATGAACTTGTATGACTTTAAGAAAGCATTACGCAAAGATTCACGTTGGCAATATACAGAAAATGCTCGTAATGAAGTTGCTTCATCTACATTGCAAGTCCTTCGTGACTTCGGATTCCAGGGGTAAACAATGGCATATACACCAGATGATGACCGTTACTATACGGAAAAAGTTGGTAAGACTGGCAAAACACAAGCACAGTTAGATGCAGCCAAAGGCGCTGAAGAAGTTGCTACTCTTGTCGGTGGAACTATTGACCCTATTACTGGTTATGCTATAGGACCTAGTGGACCTAGTGGACCTAGCGGTCCTAGTGGCCCTAGTGGACCTAGCGGTCCTACTGGACCTGATAAGAAAAAACTTGTCTCTACATATATTGATCCAGATACTGGCGATGTAATAAATGTATATGATGATGAAACAGAAGTAATTGTTAAAAAGGGAACAAAATTACTTGATGCCTTAACAGCAAAAGCAGAAGCTGCTGCTGAAAAAAGAGCAGCAGGTCAATCTGCATTTAGCCTATTATCATCAGAGTTTGATGCTTATGGTATGGGTGCTTTAGTAGCACCACTGCGACAGTTTATTGAAGAGGGTATTTCAAGAGATGAGTTCGTACTACGTCTTCGCGGCACAGATGCATACAAGAAGCGCTTTGCTGCCAATGCACAACGTGTAGCAAAAGGACTCCGTGCTTTATCTGAGGCTGAGTACATTCAAAATGAAGATGCATACCAAGATGTAATGCGTCGTTATGGATTACCAGAAACATATTACACACGTGGAGATATGGGTCGCCAAGAGGGATTTGAAAAGTTCTTGGCTGGAGATGTATCATCAGTAGAACTTGAAGATCGTATTCAGACCGCACAAAAGCGTGTGCTTAATGCTAACCCAGAAGTAACACAAGCACTTAAAGAATTTTATCCTGAGATTACTAATGCAGACATTTTGGCCTATACCCTTGATCCAACTAATGCTATTGAGAACATCAAGCGTAAAGTTACTGCTGCTGAAATCGGTGGCGCTGCAATGCAGACAGGATTACAGACTAGCGCAGCACGTGCAGAAGAACTCGCTAAATATGGAATCAATAAGCAGACTGCAACAGAAGAATACGCAAACATTGCAGGTGGATTACAACGTGGTTCACAGCTTGCATCTATCTATGGAGAAAATCCATATACACAGACAACTGCAGAACAAGAACGTTTCAATCTGCAAGGTGCTCAAGAAGCACGTAAGCAACGTCAGAAGATTACTGGACTAGAGAAGGCTGCTTTTGGTGGTCAGACTGGTCTATCTTCTACTGCACTAGCGCGAGATCGTGCTGGCGCTTACTAAATAAAAGCCTGCCACTAGAACGACTGGCCTAGTGGAGCGACATCAATACCAGTAGCTAGAGCCACACCAGTTCCCCAACTGAATGTGAGGCTAGCGCCAACAACTAATAGGGAGAAGGACCACTATGTCCAATTACGACTACGAGGATGATGACGACTTCACAACGGATGACTCATCTAACGACCTAGTAAAGCAACTACGCAAAGCATCTAAGCAGAAAGACAAAGAACTAAATGAGCTTAAGGCTCAGTTCGAGTCTCTGAATAAATCGCAGCGCGAACGAGCAATAAAGGATGCCCTCGCAAGTCGCGGGGTAAACAGCAAAATTGCTTCATTTATCCCACAGGATATAGACCCAACTGAAGAGTCTGTATCTAAATGGCTTGAAGACTATGCCGATGTATTCGGTATTGAAACAAGCCAAACCCAGGCAACACCTAACGTAAATCCAAACGATGCTGCAGCATATAAGCGTATGACAAACTCCGCAGACTCTGGTGTATCACCAGAACATAATGGAGATATTATGCAAAGACTGCTCAATGCAAACAGCAAAGAAGAATTGGATGAAGTTATTAGGTTGTCTGGACTCTAATCCGATCCTAAAACAGAAAGGCTAGACCTAATGGCAATTCCAACAGGTACCCCCACAACCACGTCTAGCATCAGCGCACTCGTAACTGCAGCATACGATCAGTATGTAAGAATGGCACTTCGTTCCATTCCAGTTATGCGTTCACTAGCTGATGTTAAGCCGGTTCAACAGGCTATGCCAGGATCATCAGTTGTTTTCTCAATCTATTCAGATTTGGCTCAGGCTACATCTACATTGACAGAAACTTCAGATGTTTCAAGCATCGCACTAGGTAACCCATCACAGGTTACAG